GCGGCTGCTTCAGGCTTATCACCTAGGTTTGACCAGCAGTCAGGTAGGGTAGGCTTGGCGTCTGGATCATACTTGCCAGCATAGAAGGTACGGCTGACCTTAGGTAGTGCGTCCACGATGATAGCGTTGAACTCACCACGGATGGCTTTGCCGATCTGCTCGCCGTTTACAAGGCGCTTGAAGGTGCCGTTGGTGTTGGTCTGGATGCGGCGCGTGTTGTTAACCGAGGCAAGGGATTTACCAAGTTCGGACAGTTCACGTTTAGCTGCGGTCGATACCGCACCTGCTTGCTTAAAGATTGATAGGTTGCTCACTTAGTTTCTCCTTTGAGGAATGTGTAAAAGGTATTCGCTACGCTGATGATGTCTTCCACTTGGTGTTCAAGGGTGGCGGTAACATCGCCCCTATCGAACCACTTACTAAATAGCGCCATCGACTTGCTCAGCGCGTTGTCGCGGAAATCATCATCACGGAGTAATCTGTCTTCTTCGTCCATAATCTCTCTCACTTTGCTGTTGGTTTACGTACGCGCACGACATACTTGGTATCGGCTTGAAGGCCGACAGGCAGATCGTCCGGATTTTCTGCTAAAAATTGTTTCATGTTGCCGTTATGGATACGTTGCTCAAGCAAATGCAAAGCATCATGCTCCTTGATGAACTCGTACGTAGACTCCCAATCGTTCGTCCAGTAACGGGTGTTCACCGTGCGCGTAACCGTCCCAGCAGGGGTTCGGATGCTATCCAGATTCTGTTCGTTGCACAAGTCGAGAAGTGCAGCAGATAACAGGTCCTGCTGTGCCTTAAGATCGGCAACCTCTTCCTTGTGCGCTTCTTCCTTCTCGTGGATCGCGTCACGTATCTTGCGGTATGCAAGAACTAATTCGTCGGCTTTTATATCTACCATAGTTTGCTCCTTCTTGGTACACCCTCAATAGTTCTACATTATACATTGTCAAGCGCTTTGTAGAATTTCTTGTCGGTATAGGTCGATTATTTTCTGGTGGTTCTCGATGTTGCCCCGTAACATCTTGTAAAGCTTATGTTCTACCTCGCTGCCGGAGATGTGCACGATGGTCATAGGGTGCTTCTGACCCGGCCTGTCGATGCGAGCGTTGGCCTGTAGGTAAGTCTCCACGCTAGTCACAGGTGCGTACCAGATGATTGTGTCCGCCTCCGTCAGGGTCAGGCCGTGACTTGCTGCTTGCGGCTGGATGATAAGCACACGAGGGTTAGACTGCGACTGGAAGTCTGCGACGATCTGGCTGCGCTTGTTGAGGTTGACCTTGCCGTTGATGACCTCGCAGCTGATCTTCTCTTTCTCCAACACATCACGCAATAGCTCGATGGTGTGCGTGAACGGCACGAAGACCAGCACCTTGCGGGTGGTTTCCCCGATCACTTCCAACACGGCATTGATGCGGTTGCTGACGTCAAACTGCACGACTTCGCCAGTATCCGAATAGACCGCGCCTCCGCTAATCTGAAGCAGCTTGTTCAGGTTAGTCGCCGCATTGACCGCGCTGACCTGCTCGCCGTCCGCCTGCATACACATCTGCGTCTTGAGCATCTTGTAGTATTTGTTCTGCTGCGGCGTCAGGGGCGCGTCACGATCCATATGGGTAACCTTCGGTAAGTCGAGGCACTGGCTCTTCTCGAACCGAATCGCTGGCTGTAGGATGCGATGCACGATGGACTGCGCCTGTGGCTTCACGGCCCACTTAAACTGCGTCACCTTGTACATCACCGAGTCGCGGAACGCGCCGAAGAATTTGGGGCATCCTTCTGGGTTCACCAGCTTAGCTAATCCATAAGCATCGACGGGCGACTGCGCGGCTGGCGTACCGGTAAGCATCCACAGCCAAGGGTCTGTCTCTTTGACGAGGTCTTTGAGTATCTTCCACCGTGTTGTCTGCGGGTTCTTATAGGCTGTCGCCTCATCCACCACGATCATGTCGAAGCCACCTGCGGCAATCTCGTCCTTGACCACAGCCAGTCCATCGAAGTTGATGATGACGAACTCAGAGCCAGCGGCAATAATCTTCCTGCGTTGTTCGGCGCTACCATGAGCCACGCTGCACGAGCGGTGCATCGCGAACTTAAACAGGTCTTGCTGCCACGCAGCCTTCATGATCGATAACGGGCAAAGCACAAGGACGCGCTTAACCTTACCTAGCTTCATGAGGTAATCTACGGACCAGATCACGCTGGCTGTCTTGCCTGTGCCCGCCTCGCTAAAACAGAATGCCCGCTTGCGGAGCGAGAGAAACGACGATGTGGCTTTCTGGTGTTCGAACGGAGCGAACTTACCCGTCCACTGGTAGTCGCGCAGCAACGGTGAAGGGGCATCGTACCCAAGGGCAGCCAAAGCCTGGGATTCCTTCAGTCCCCAATGCACAGCAACCTTGGACGATCCACGATGGGTCTCCATCAAGGCGCTTTTCTTTACTGTTGATATAATAGCATCAGGGTCTCGTGTCTCCACGAGGAGGACTTTGTCTTCGACGATCCGCATTAGTTTGCTCCTTGCGCGGGTTATTTCTTTTTGCGTTCCCGCGTACTGGTTTCTGATACTAGGTTGCGCTTGTTGTCCCGCTTGAAGGAGCGGTTCTTAGACGCACTCTCAACGCGTACACCGTTCTTGTTCGATCCGCCTTTGTCGAAGGCGACCTTATGCGCGACGTCCTTGCCGTCACCCTTACTGACCTTGCCTTCCCGCATAAGCTTGCGCCGTGCAGCGTTGCGCGCAACTCGGTTCTTCACCTGCTCCGGCTGCGCTTGATACTTGTTGGCATTCTCGTACTTACGATCAGCTTTATTCTTGTACGGCACGGCTATCTCCTAGGGCGGTAATGCTCGCAACTGGTAACGGGACACCAACCACATAACGGGCTGGTCTTGGCATTCCACATACCATTATCCATCGCATCTTCCAACTGTTCTAGTTGGTTATTGAACACGGACAGGTACGTATTCAGATGCTCGCGGGTGTGCGTCTTCTTAGGAAACTCATTGGACACCACATATGCCAGCCCAGACTTAACCTTGGTTATCTCTGGGTAGTGCACGAACACTGCGCCAGCCATCAGGTCTAGCTGCTTCATGTCCGCATACTTGGCGTTCTTGCCTGTCTTATAGTCTACCATGTGGGCAGTCTTGCCGTTCACGATAAGCAAATCGACGATGCCGCGCCACCATACGTCCTTGTCGAAGAAGCCGCATGGCTCATAGCCAGTATCCGTCTTCCTGACGCCTAGCTTCAGCTCGGTGTGCTTTACACCTTGCTTAGCAGCCAGTGGCTCCACGATGGGTCGCATGTAGGCAAACTTCTCAGGGATGGGCGTACCGTCCTTGATGAACAACTCGGCAGCTTCATGGACTGCGGTCCCATAGTCAGCAGCTTCCCCCGGAACATCCTTGACGTCCTTAATCACCTTGAGGTGAAAGTACTTCTTCGGACATTGGTCGAAGGTCTTGATGCTGCTATAGGACCACGCTGTCATGTTATCTGATTTTCCCTTGGAGACGGTCAGCCACTAACGTAGCATAGCCAGCTATATCGGTCCAGCTATCTAGGTGGTTTGGGTTGCCATGTACGATACGACTTATCTTGGTCGCAATCATATCCAACGCCTGTAGCTGGTCAGGGTATAGGTGTACTGCGTTACGGGCAACCGCATTGTGCATGATACCTTTAATCCTGATAACCGTGTCCGAAGACTGCATGAACGAGCCATACTGGTCTGCCCGTGTGTCAAGAACCTTATCCACCTTGCTTACTTCAGGTTCGGCTTTGGCTTCGACTTCGGGTTCAGGTTTCGGTTTACCCTTACCCCGCTATAGAGACTCAAGAAAGTCAGAAGACACACTAAGGGTGGTTGTCTTTGCGTCTTCCGCCGCTTCCTCCAGCTGTTTCTTCAGCTTCCATGCGTAGTTATAACTTGCATCCATACGCTGGGTAACTTCCCTAGGCGAATAGCCCTGCTTCAATAGTTTCACGATTGCTTTTGCTTTTCTTGTCATACTCATTTCATTTGCTCCTTATTTAAGATTGCCGCCGCTCTTCAGGATGTCACCACCAAACACATACGTGACTACATGGTGCAGCTTGATGAACGGGTGGGCGTGAATTTTGCCCT